ATTGACTGCCGCCCCCGCCTTGGCCGCTTGCTCCTTGAGCGTGCCCAGGCGTTCCTGCACCTGCGAGGCCGCCGAAACGGCCTGGCTGTACTTCGCCGCCACCTGCCCCACGGCAGACTGCGCCGCGTTGATCTGGCGCATGGTGCGCTGCAGCTTTTCACCCACCAGCGGGCCAACGATCGGCAGGCTCTGCAGCTCCGAGGCCGCCCCTGTCATATCACTGACAGCCCCATTCAGCGGGCCCAGCATGCCGTCGAGACTGGTACGGCCAGCCTGGCCGGCCGCCACCAGAGACGACAGCGTCGAGCCCATCAGCTCCATGTAGGCCATGGCACCTCCTTAAGCGACATCCGCCGCATCAAACAAGCTAACCGAGGCTTGGCGTGCCGCCACCTCGCGCTGAAACCCTTCCCACATCACGCGTAGCGACTGCTCGGCCTCGCGCACGATCTGGTTGGGGTCTTTCACATCACCATGCACGGTAATGGGCATGACCGGCGCGAAGGTAAACGACTGGTCAACCTTCGCCGGCTCAGGCTTGGCCTTCTCGACGGCCTTGGCGGCCGCCGGAAGGGTCGCCGCCGGCGGCTGCACCGAGGCCACCAGGGAGCGCACCACTTCGCCCATGGCGCCAGGCTCACCACCGCCCTTGACCGCCTGCGAAACCACCGGGGCAATCGAGGGCGGCAGCTGCGGCACCTTCTGCAGCTCGCGCATGGCCATGCCGAGCGCCTGCGTCTGATCCACCGGCGGCGGCACAAGGCGAGGCTTGGCGGGCTTGGCATCAAGCGACAAGGTCGAGGCGAAGTTCCCACTATCCAGGCCCGCGCCGGTACCGCCGAAACCGCCCACGCCGTCGAACAGGTCACGCTGGGCTAACTTAGGCAGCTTGGCATAGGCCTGCTCGACCTCGGCGTCAGTCATCTGGTCGACCGGTTTAGACGGCGCGGCCGCCCGGGTAGTGACCGCCGCCGGCGCAGGCATTGCCGCCACCGGAGCCAGATCCTTGACCACCGCCGCCGGCATGGCCGCCGCAACCGATGTAGCCGGCACAAGGGCCGACTCCTTGGCCGCTGCAAGCGGCGCTACCGGAACCGAGGCCAGGCTATTGACCACCGGCGCCGGCATCTCCACCGTCACCGCCGGCGCAGCCTGAGCCTCACCCTTCTGCGCCGCTGGTTCAGCGCTTGCGACCTGCTCCGACTCGGGCTTTTCCTCACCGAACCATTGCTTGCCAAACCAGCCGCCGAGGGACTCGCCGCCCAGACCACCCAGGGCCGCACCAATGGCGCCACCAACGACGGTACCAATGACCGGCACAACCGAGCCAATCAACGCACCAGTGGTCGCACCCGCCATGGCACCGGCCAGGCCGCCTGCCACACCGCCGTAACCCTCGGCCTTTTCATCCTGAGTTTCAGCGTTTAGCGCCACGTCGAGCGCGCCCGGTACCACGTCGAGCAGCCTGCCACCCGGCAGCTTGCCGGCAACCCTGGTGATGCCGCGCACGCTGCGCACCATCCGGCCCAGGCTGTTCGCCTCGCCGGCCACCTGGGCCGCGCCAGTGAGTGCCGGCACGCCCGCCGCCGGAAGATGCACCGCCGGCGCCGCACTCGGCGCACCCGGGGCGCGCCGCACATCGGCCATGGTCCCAGCTCGGCGCCGACGGCGACGCGCGCGACGGCTACCGGCCTCTGCAGGCCCCGAATCAGCCACGCTACCGCCGCCCCGCCCGATAGCGTTGGCATTGACCACAAACACGCGCTGCGGCTCGCTGCTGACGCCAGGGGCCGAATCATTGCTGGCCGGAACACCAAACACCTTGCCCAGCACGTTCACACCGGCATCGAGCACGCGGTTACCGGGTCTTGGGCTGCGCCCCCTCGGCCGGGACCTCCTCGGCCTTACCGCCGCGTCGAGTACTCCAGGCGCGGCCGCGCGCGACGTTGAACGCGCCTTGCGCGACCTTGGCACCGCTGCGGGCCGCCAGCAACGCGCTGATGCCCGCCGCCAACCCTGCCAGCCCCATGATCGCTGCCGGGAACTTGTCCGACAGCGTGGTGATGCCTTGGGCGACCGCCGTCAGCCCCTTTGCCGCCATGTCAGTGGCCGGGCGGATGGCATCGCCAATGCTGCGCATGGCGTCGTTAACCGCCTGCGACATCTCGGCCCACTGCTGAGACGAGGTTTCGCGGCGCTCGGCCAGGTTCTTATCCAGAATGCCGGTGGCCTTCTGCGAATCGGCCTTCAGCTCGTTATACAGCCCACGGTTTTGCGCATAGGCCGTCAGCGCCGCCTTGACCTGCATGTCGGCGAACAGGTCGCCGGTGCGCAGGGTCTTTTCCAGCGCCTCAAGGGCCGCCTTGGCTTTCTCCGGATCGACCTCCTTGTCAATCTTCGCCTGGGCCTCTTTCATCTGCTTGGCTTTCGCCGGGTCTGTCGCTTCGACGTACTGCATGGCCAGGGCCATGGAGGACTCGATAACGTTCATACCCTTCTGCAGGCCGGTATTCAGCGAGGACTGGTAGTCGATGCCTGCATCCTTGTAGGCCGCGACCACGTCGCTGGAACCAATTTTCTCCATCCAGTTCTTGAAGTTGTTCGCCGCTTCATCCGAACTGCCGGCGGTCTTCATCTGCACCTGCAGCATGGCGCCCAGGGACGACACCGAATCCATGCCGGTGATGCCGTTCTTTTCCATGCCGGCGAGCAGCTGCGGGAACCACTTGGCCATGTCGCTGGCCTCGAAGCTACCCGCCTGACCTTGGTAGGCGATGGCCTCCAGGGCCTGCTGCATGACCTTGGGATCGCTGATCTTGGCGTTCTGCTGCAGTGCCATGATCATGCTGGCCGTGTCGACGCCCGAGGCGCCTTGGCCAACGGCGAACTTGGCCGCCGTCGGCGCGTAGGCCATGGCCTTGTCCAGTTCCATGCCGGCGCCGACCAACTGGTTGACCAGGTCGGCCACATCATTGCGCGCCATGCCGGTGTCTTTCGACGTTTGGATCACCGTGCGACTCAGCTGCACCTCTTCAGGCTTATTGACCACACCCGACTTGATCGCAATGTCACGGATGATCGCCTGATAGTCGGCACTGATCTTGGTCGGAATGGCCGTCAGGCCCACGCCCACGGCAGCGGCGCCGACGTTGGTCTTGAGTGACGACTTGCCCGCGCTGATCTGCTGGTGACCCTTAAGCTGCAGATCGGCGCCCTTCGCCGCGCGCGACAGACGCTGATACTCGCGGCTCAGCCGGCCGACCTCGACGCCCTGCTTTCGCAGCGAATCCAGGTTGCCATTGAGCTTGCGCAGCAGCTTGTCGGCGCCGGCGGCACCGGTGTCGTGGGCACGCTTCCATTCGGCCTGCAGCTTCATGGTTTCGCCGATGGTGCTCTTGAGCACCTTGGCCTTGTTGCCCTTCTGCTCCAGCTTTGAAATGCGCCCTTCGACGCTCTTGAACGCGGCGCCGACCGACGAAGCGACGGCGCCACCGATCACCAGGGCTAACTGCATCTTTGCCATCGGTTACCCCCTACTCAGTCTGTGAGCCACCACAGCATGTCCGCAAAGGGCATGCCGGATATCTCAGCGGCCGAGAAATGCAGCTCGGCGGCCAGCCGCTTGGCCAGCCGCTTCTGCTGGTCCGCATTAAACGTCGTCTTCGTGCACCAGGCGAAAATAGCCGGTCTGCAGGCGGGTGTAGTCTTTCAGGGTCAGGCCTTCCACGTCCTTGACGCCGACCTCGGCAAGCGAGGCGAACAGGTTCATCTCGCGCTGCTCGTCGTCGCCGTCCCCGGTGTTCTGCGCCGCGCGCATGTCGCGCACGGTCGGCGAGCGCAGGCTGATCTTGTCGGTTTGCACACCATTGAACTCGGTGGGCTTGCTCAGCGTTACGGTCACGCGGTCGGCGGTCAGGTTCAACCAAGTTGGGTCGGGTTTCTTGTTAGCCATGATGATGTTTCCTTGTATTCGGGGGAGTTGGGGGGAGGGTTACAGGCCGAGGGCCGAACGTTGCTCGGCCAGTTGGTCGACGCCGTCAATGACGCGTTTCATGCCCAGGGCGTCGATTTCGTAGACCAGGCGGCCGTCCACCTCCAGCTTGTAATAGGTCAGGCTGACGGCATGCTTGATCTCGGCCTTGTCACCCGACTTCCAGTCGCCCATGTCGACCTCTTTCAGGCTGCCGCGCAGGGTGACGATCACCGGGTTGATCCTGCCCTTAAGGCCCTTGAAGGCGCCCCGGAACGTGCCGTTGAAGGCGGTGCCATCGGCCAGGCCGAAGAACTTCAGCGACTCGCGGCGCACGCCGGTGGTGGTGAAGTTGGCTTCCTGCTTTTCCATGCCCTGGTCCATTTCAATGGACATATCCATACCGCCGGCGCGGTGCTCCTCCATCTTCAGGGTGAGCTTGGGCAGGGTCAGGCTGGGCACATCACCCTGGAAGCTGACGCCGTCGACGAACAGATTCAGGTTGGCCAGGGTTTCGGGAATCATTGCCATGTAAAGCGCTCCTTAAGCGGCCGAGTCGAGGACTTCGGTCAACCATTGATTGGTGATTTCGACGCGGAAATTCGGGTTTTCCGCCGGCGGCACGTCGGTGAAACGGATGTTCCAGAACACCTTGCCCTGCTCCAGCTGGCTGGCGGTATTCAACTCGGTATCCGCGTACACCTCGAAATTGATGATCGCGCCCTGGTTCTTCAGGTCGCGCATGAACGCCTGCAGGCCCTCGGTCACGTCCTTGATGTAGGTGGCGGTGATCGATCGGTCGACCGCCCACTTGTGGCCGTACAGGATCGCGTCCATGACGATATCCATAGTCCGCACGCGGGTGACGAAGGCCCACTTCGGATCACTCGACAGCGTGCGGTTGCCCCACAGGCGGTAGCCGGCATCGCGAATGATGGTGGTGATGTTGGCGTTGTTGAGCAGGTTGGCCCGGCAGGTTTCGTCGCCGTCCAAGAACTCCACCGCGCGGGTGGTGCCGGTGATGCCGACAAACTCCTTGTTGGACGGCGAGGCCCAGAAACCGTACTCACTGTCAGTCCAGGCGAACAGGCCGGCCACCCAGGCCGACGCCGGCGCATCCACGGTCGCCTCGGCGGTGGTGTCCCAGTACTTCACACCAGGGTCAACCATGAACGCACGCTTGGCGCCGAACTCCTCGGCGTAGGCCATGGCCGCCTCGTCGGTGGTGCCAGGGCCGTCGATGATGGCGATGGCGCGCAGCTTGTCGGCCAGTGCCACCAGCGCAGTGCCGATCGCCTGGGTCGCGCTGTGCTTAGGGGTCACCAGCAGACGCGGCTGGGCGTTGAAACGGCTCTTGCCGTCAAGCAGCGCCTGCAGGCCGGTACGGGTGCCGTCGGCCAGCACGCCGCCAATGATCGCCGAGGTTTGCGCGGCCGCATCCTCCAGCTTGGCCACGCCACAGGCGACGATCACCGCCTTGGCGCGCGCGTAGATCGCTTGGCAGGCCTTGGTGATGGCCGCATCGGCGCCGAAAGCGGCCACCGCCTCGCGCACGCTGGTGATCAGCACCAGGTCGTTGGCCTTGGCCGTGGCACCCGGCCCAGGGCTGAAGGTATCAACCAGGCCAATGATCGAGGACGACGGCAAGGCGATGATACGCGCGCCGGTGTCGACGCTCGTTACGGTAACGCCGTGAAAAAAGGAACCGCTCATAGTCTCTCCAGAAACGAGAAGGCCCCGCAAAGCAGGGCCGAGGTGGTACAGCAGAAAAGAAAACGCCCCGTCAGTGCGGGGCGTTTATTGGGCTTGTTCAGCCAGCCAAGACGGCGACGGCGGCCGGTGTTCAGCCAGCGGAAACTCGGCGCCTTGCGGCCAGTCGCGCAACTGCCGGCGATACGCCAACAATTCGCTGTACTGCTCAGCCGTGAGCGTGGTCGCGGCGCCTTCTTCGACCTCGTCACGGTGCCGGGTCACGACGCCATCGGTCGCCGACAACAGCGCATCACGCCAGGCGCGTTCGGTGGCGGCCTGCTCCTCCGGCGACGGTGGCGGCGGATCGATCAGCACCGGAAACCCATCGACGCCCGGGTAGACCAGCTTGTTATCCGTTCGGGGCGCCGTTAACACGGCATACAGTTCATCTGTAAGTTCTTTTGCGCCCTCTGGAATGGTGCAATCAGGGCTGCCGATTTCACCGTGGGAATTCGTATCAAAAAACCCACCCCGAGTTTCGTTGACGCGACAGTAATACCAAGCCATTGATTAATACCCCACAGCAATATAATCGAGTTGATAGTTGGCATTGGCGCCCCTTAAAACCGTAGCGCCCGTCCTATCTTTCCCTTGATGTTTGTATTCCGCCGTCGCCCCGGTCGCCCCGGTAAATACCAGGGCGACACAGGCCACCGGAAAGGCAGAGGGAAGCGTCAAAGGAATGGAGGCAGCCGTCGAGTTGTTGCTGACACTGCCAACTTTGATCGACAGGCCGGGGAGTTGCTGGCTTGAAAACGTCGCCCCAAGTAAAGCGGCGAATTCGGCGTTTGCCACCAGACCACTTGTAGACGATGTGACCTGCCAAAGATTGGTACCGATCACCACTAGTCTCAGGCTTTGCCCCGAAAGAAGCGTCAAAGAACTAACGGACACGGCCGCACTATTTAGCGTTGCGCCAGCGCCCGGCGCTATCGCCATCGAGCCACTTGTCGAGAAAATTTCAATCGCGTTTCCTTGTGTGAGTCCCAGGCTCACTGGCGTCGGAAGCGTGAAAGTAGTACCAGTAGACGAAACCCACAAAAGCTTTCCGACATCCGCCGCCGTGGCGGAGCGAGAAGCCGCTATCGTGCCAAAACCGCTATAGCTGCCCAGCGCGCGCTGCACAAACTCCGAGTTGACCGCCAATTTGCTGATGTCGAACGGTGGCGGAGTGGGAACAGTGGGAGTCCCCAAAAATGCCGGTGAATTGAGCGGCGCAAAGCCTTGCGTCACGCTCTGAAACGTCAGCGCTGTGGTGCCGACCACAATCGCGCCATCGGTGATCAACTGCCAACGGGTGTCGGCTTGCGTGGCGCCCTGCTCGACCGACATCAGCAGCGCCGAGGTGACTTCGGCGTTGCTGTCAGCATCCGCCGCGCGCTTCCACGCCAGCGCCGCCACCAGCCAAATGCCGTTGTCCTTGGCTACGGCCTGGTTTTTCACCAGCACGCGATCACCGGCCGCCAGAGCCACGCCGTCGACAGTCTGAAGACCCGCCAACACGATATTGGCCGTGGTGGCCACCCGCACCGATTGCTTGCTGTCGAGCTTGTTCAGCTCTTCCATGATCCGCGTATCAACGTATTCGCGGGTTGCCAACACCACCGCCGGGTCAATCTTCAGCGTGATGTTGCCGGTGCTGGCCACGATGAAATTCATCCGCACCACTTGCGTGCGGCCCGAGCCTTGCGACAGCACTGGCTTATAGCTTGGCGCGCAGTTGGCCACCGCGACCAGATCGCCGTCCGCGTCATACAGCCCGATTTCGCGAATCCACCAACCGCCCTCATCGGCCGGAATAATCTGCTCGGCGATGATCACCGCCGCGTTGTTCGGGTCGACGCGCACCTGATTCAGCGGCCGGCGGCGGCGCTCATTGATCAAGCTGGTTTGCGCCGCGCTGGGCACAGGGTCGGTGCCGTTGGCATCCCCCACACCCATTTGAGCAAACGTCCAGGCAACGCCGAGCGCGTCGGCGTTCGCCTGCTTGGCCATCCCCACATTCGTGAGG